CGCGCAGCACCCGAAGGCCAGACTCGTCTCAACGAATCATTGATGTTAGTAACCAACGCTCCAACGGGGTCCCCTTCGGGCCTCACGTACTTGACACACTTTGCGACTGACGAAATGTCAACGCGTGGCATGTAAGTGCAACTGCGGGTCAAGTCAGAAACAACCGTGGTGCAACTAAGGAACATGAGCTCCTCAATGGGGCGGTTGATTGGTGACAACGCCGCGCCCTTGACAGCCGGAGTGTACTGAATATCGTGAGTGGCTAGCCAGGCACCAAAGCTCTGGGCATTAAATGCCTGAGCTATTGGATGGACAGCCACCATGTGGTCATCTCCGTACACGGCAGCTTCTATATACCGCCTGAATCCGGGCATCCCACCTGGATGTTCCTCAAGGTAACTATCGGGATCAGTCGGACCGGAAGGAAACATCGCTAGGTAGCCCATTCGCAGCAACCACTGTGAATACAAAGTGTTCAAAATGGTTGTCAATGGGTTGCCTGAAGGGTTTCCATGGTTAGACCTGTAAAGAGAATTCCCAATCAACTCGAGCGTGTGCATACACTCGTGCAAGAGTATTGCCCGCACAGATTTGTCCGAAAGTTTGTAATTAGGATCATTTTCCCTGAACCACTGTTCAACGAACAAACCAAACTGGTTGACAAACTGTTGGTGCATCCTAGAATCAAAAGAGCGAAAATCTCCATCGAATCCGTGTGTAGCTTTGGATTTCATCTTCGAAATCATCTTATGCCATTGTTCACTAAAAACGCTTATGCCAACGGCAGAATCGGTGAGAGTGTGACTAGCATAAAACACGTTAATGAAAGCACCAAAGTACTTGCGAGTGAGCATCGTGTAATCAAGAGGTGATCCACAAATGACACGCGTCCGGGCTTCATCAATCTTCTTCTTAGAGACCAACTCGTCTTTAAAGAAGTTCATCCAAATGAAAGCCGGACGTTCATTGTTCATCATGTGCTCTTCTTGCTTTGCAACACGAGCGCGAAAGTCTTCAGAACGTATCTCGTAAAGCTCGGTCTCGTCGTTGAAAACAAAGAAACCCTTCTTACCAGGATGTTTAGTCTCCTTAGTAAATG